ACGTCTCCATCCATGCTATACACGGATTCAAAGACTATGCAAGGTGTGCCTTTGACGTCTCGCAGTTTCTGCTCAAGATCCTCCATATCATTGTGCTGCCAAATGTGCTTGACTGCACCACTGTGTCGCATGCCTTGTATAAGACTAGCGTGATTCTTGCTATCACTTACGAATTCAATGTCGGGAATGATTTGTTTAAGAGCGATCAGCGTCCATTCATTTGCAACATAAGCGGACGAATAAAGTAGTGCAGATGGTTTAGAATGTAGTTTCGCTAACTCTAATTCAAGTGCAACATGATAGTGACTAGTACCACCTATGTTGCGTGTACCACCTGAACCTGAACCTGTTTGATCTAATGCAGTATGCATAGCATCAATAACAACTTTGTGTTGTCCCATGCCAAGGTAATCATTACTGCACCAGTTTACTATGTTTTTAATGTTGTAAGGGCCATACCAGATGGCCTCAGGGAACTCTCCTCGTTCCCTTACGATATCGTTGAATACCCTATACTTGTTTTGTTCTTTTAGGGTTTCTATTGTTTTTTGAAATGGGGTTAAATTTATCATGCTGTGTATTTATGTACGCAGTTAATGAAGGATCGTAATAACAACCTATGCCAACCCAAGGTTGCGGCATTATAATTCCTGCATCTTGCATTTCTTTTTGTGTAGCATTCCACTCTTTCCACCATTTCTTAAGTAGTTTAAACATACAGTTATTTAACTAAATATGTGTACAGGAGAAGATATCCAATGGCAGATTACACATTCAAGGGCATTACAGGAGTATATGGCACTGCAACTGTGGCAGATCCTGATACAAATACCTTGGGCGATTTGATTGTTGCTATTGCAACAGCAGAAGGATTGCCCGCAGACTACTATGCAATTTCAGTTGAAGGTAATCCTGCAATCAATGACACCGTACTGGATGATTCAAGTACAACTGTAACAGTTTCTGGTATTACGGTTAGTGATAGAATTATTTGTACCACAAGGCAACAGGGTACAAAAGAACGCAGACAGATACAAAAATTAGAAATTGCACAGCTAAAACGCAAAGGCACATTTCGTGACACAGGAACCTACACAGACCCAGAAGACACACCCTACTTTAGATCAAACAACACCTATGATGCTACAAGTTTACCAGATACCTACAACGGAAACCTACCAGGACCAGATGACAATCCAAACACAGGCGGACTAATACAAAAACGTCCTTGGATAGCAGTAGGTGCTATTGCAGCACCGCAGAGTATTAACGAAGCTGTTGAAGGAGGAAGTATTACAGATCTTGAGATATGGTATGATGGTGCTGACGAGTCGACTATTGTTCCAACAGGCATTGCTGATGAAGCTCCTGTTAACCAGTGGAATGACAAATCAGGACTTGCTCATAATTTAAACTTTTCAGGCGGCAACAATAAACCTTCTTACGAATCAAGTGATACACAAAATGGATATGGTTATGTTCAGTTTGCTGACGGAGACTTAATGAGCATTAATCCTCTAGCAAGTTTAAGTGGAGCAGATGATTATACAGTGTTTGTTATTGCTCGTGCAACCAGCCTAGCAACTAACTCGCCACAACTATTAACTAGCACTGAAAACGGAGAGTTAAGCATACAGATAGATTCAGATGGCACAGCAAGATTCAAAGTAGGAGCACCCAATGCTACCACTGCCGCAGGAACAGTTGTAGAAAACGAATGGTTTGTGTTCACTCTTGTTTATGACGGTAACAGCACCAGCATCACTGGTAGAGTTAACGATGGGAAACTACCTGATCCTCCAGGACAGACTATCACAACTACTACCGATGGCACAGCCCCAGCAACACTGAACGGTGGAACAACCTATCTTTATGTAGGCGGCGATCAATCAGGCGGAACATTCATAGGTGACATAGGTGAAGTTATCTTATTCAAAAAAGCACTCAACTCTACAGAATACGCCAATGTGGAAAACTATTTGACAACCAAGTGGGGCATATAATAGATGCCAAATCTAAATCCCAACAGTACTAACTATGTTCATACACACCAGCCTAACACTAATGATTTAGTACAGGCAATGGACTATGATCCTTATGGTCAGCCAGTACTACGAATAGACGATACTACTAAACAGCACACATCAAAGAACCGTGTTAAGGTTAGTGGGCACGACATCACAGACTTTTCAACCTACACATTCTCAAAGAACCTATTAAACTGGGACGAACTGGTTACAGGAACAGCAAGTGTAGTACACGCTCCAGAATTAGGTATGGTAAAGTTTGAAGTAGGAGCAACAGCAGGAAGTCAAATCATACGCCAGACAAGACGAGTACAGAGATACATTCCGGGCAGAAGTGCTGAAGTAGCAATGAGCGTTATCTTTGGCGCTCCTACAACTGGCATACGCAAACGCATTGGATTGTTTGACAACACAGACGGCGCATACTTTGAAGATGGCGGCGACGGCACATACTATGTTGCTACTCGTAGAAAAGATGGTGCAAGTTATATTGACACACGAGTTGCTCGTGATGACTGGAACTACGACAAAATGGATGGCACAGGCCCAAGCGGCATTGTAGCAGACCCTACAGCAATACAGCACATTGTTATTGAGTATGAATGGTACGGTGCAGGACAAGTAGAGTTTAAGTTCATTATTGGCAACAACTCATTTCCTGTACACAGATTCGATCACGCCAACCGTCAAGCATATCCGTGGTCTAGTAATGCTTCACTGCCTGTTAGATGTGAAATGACCAATGTAGCAGGAACACCAGGAACACACACATTCTATCAAGGTTCACACTCATTTGCCACAGAAGGCGCTACAGAACTACTGGGTAGACAGCAGAGTATTAGTACTGCTATCACAGGCAATACACTGACAACTGCTAACACATTCTATCCTGTTGTTGCAATCAGATTGAAAAGCACAGCACTCAACAGCGTGGTATTACCTGACTCATTCTCAGGCGCAACACTAGACAACACCAGCGTGTTTGTTAGAGTATTAGATGGTGCCGCAGTCACAGGCGGAACCTGGGTAAGTTACAGTGCTGATTCACCCGTTGAGTACAACATAACCGCAACAGGTTACACTGGCGGTACGCCTATTGAAACAATTTATGTAAGTGCAACCGGACAAGGTAGTGTGTTTAAATTTAACGACCGAGCAATCACACAGATTGATAGAACTACTACAACCACGCTGGGCGATACCAGTGACACCTTCCTTATTGCTATGGCAGCAACCAACGCAAACAAATCAGGCTTTGCAAGTCTAGGTTGGATCGAAGTTAGATAAGATTAACCCCTGCTAACTTTTGGAAAGTTTGAGTTTTCAAAGCTCAGTGACTTTCTCAATTTTGTTAGCAGGGGTTGCTTTTACTTTATTACTATTACAGGGCTATGCCCCAAATGTACTTTGTTTTTTATAGTATTATTTATTAGTCTTGCCATTTACAAAGTCATAAAACTTCTCGGCAGCATCTAGTACTGCATCTGTTCCTGGTACTTCTGGCATTGTAACTGAACTTACAATCTCATTAGTTTCAGGATCACGCTTTACAGTTTGTTCCCATCCGCCAAATTTAGCGTGATAGTCGTTCCAGACATTGCCTTGGGCCATCTCTAGAACCTTAGTACGAATTTCATATCCGTTTTTATTAGTTGTGATTTTTGGCATTGCCGCTTTAAACATCTCAGCCATTTCCTGAGTTTGCTTCATGATGGCTTCGCCATATTTTGTTTCTACGCTCATAATATTCTCCTTGTGTGTATGTGTGTAGTGTTACTTTAATGTAACTTTATTAATGTAACAGATTATTTAGTCTTTGTCAAGAGCTAGTTTACCATTTAAGAAATCAGCTTCCTCATCAGTATAAGGCCAGTGAGACATTATAATACGCCTCCCCAGAACAATCCGTTTACAATCATCATACTGCATAGGATCGCCATCATGATACTAAATGGAACAAGAGCTTGTAAAAAATTACGCATGTGCCTTACCCTTCCATGTAGCAACAGACTTACCTTTAAAGTAATGATCGCCTGCTTCATAGTTTTCTTTTTTGATAAGCTCACGCACTGGTTCGTAAGCAATCCAATGTATTTCACCACGGCTAATGCCTAAGTCACTTAGTTCGTGATCAGTTAATGCACGAAGTTCGTTGTATGTTTTTTTAGCCAATTTCTGTTCTGGAGTAAGTCCAAATAGTCTTTTAAAACTAATCATTTTTCTTTGCTCCTTCTAACATCAGTGCTTTTGCTTCTTCGTGATATCCTTGACGTGAAAGTTCTGCGGCAGCTCTTGCTCTACCTGCTGACTCTCCAAATGCAATCACTGCAACAAATGCAGTAAAAAGTGTTTTGCGAATTACTTCGCAGAACTTACAAGTGTAAGTCCAATATGTTTGTGCTAATGTACTCATTGATATACTCCTCTAATGCTTGGTACTTTTCCTGGATTTGTTTTCATTTGGTAATAGGCGTCTTGCCAGTCTGCGCCGTATTCCAGTTTCGCCCAACGAATTAGATCAGAGTCACTTGCTCTTGGTGTGAACAAGCCTTTCATCCAAGACATCAGACTGCTATTACTTTTAGCCATCTTATTTCTCCTTCGATGTATGGATGCTTTGTGGTTAGCATGATACCCCGGAACTTCCCCGGCGGTGCAAGTACCTTTGGTACTCGTCAATCACTTGTAAGGCATGGATAATGCCCATTGTCTATCCAATGTGTCTATGTGTGTAATACAAAGAGCATTGCGCTTCTTTGTATCATACTATTTATATAATAGTACAGTATTACTTACATAATGTCGACTGTTTTTTTAGCAAGACTGTGTTGCTATTTTTGCATGGGTCTGCCAACTTTATCGTTGTAATCATTCTGTAATCTTTTATCCACTAAATAAAACGACAAGCACACGTCGAGCTTGTCACCAAAGTGAGCGACAGTGTTGTAGCTGTCAAACAGAGGAGAAAAAAATGGACGCACTCACCCTATGGAGCCTAGTCGGGTTCCTATTTGCCGCGTATGCGGTTATTGCAAATGATTCAGTACAGACTCTCGGTACTTGGATTGCATCAAACAATGAGAGATTCAATTGGAAGATTATGTGGGCCGCCGCTAGTGCGGTTTTATTATGGGCCCTGTGGTATGGTTACTATATGTATGGAGACATTTCATATGGTAGACTGAACAAGATTCCTTTTGTAGAAGTACAATGGTATCATGCTATGGCGCCTGCTGTACTACTGTTATTGACACGGGTAGGTGTACCTGTATCAACATCCTTTCTAGTGTTGTCAGCGTTTGCTTCAACATTTGTGCTAGAAAAGATGTTGATGAAATCAATGATGGGCTATGTAGTTGCGGCAACAGCAGCATATGGTATTTGGTTCTTTGTCAGTCGCTGGCTAGACGAAGCAAAGCCTGTACCAGAGTCACACAAGCCTTACTGGCGTGTAGCACAATGGGTTACAACAGGCTTCCTATGGTGGACATGGCTAAGTCATGATATGGCTAACATCGCAGTGTTCCTGCCACGCGAACTTGATGTAAGTCTAATGCTGTTGATCAGTGTAGTCTTTGTAGGCGGACTAGGATTTATGTTCCGTGAAGGCGGAGGCAAGATCCAAAAGATTGTATTAGAGAAACACAACACTCGATACATTCGTTCAGCAACACTAATTGACTTGTTCTACTGGTTGATACTGTTCTTCTTTAAAGAACTAAATGATATTCCTATGAGCACGACTTGGGTGTTTGTCGGTTTACTAGCAGGCCGTGAGTTTGCTATTGCATCATTTATGGGCAAGAAGAAAACTCGCAGTGTATTCCCAATCGTGGGCAAAGACTTTGGTAAGATGATGATAGGACTAAGTGCATCACTTGCTATTGTGCTGTTGATACACTATGTGATAGTTCCAAACGGTCTATAAAAAGATAAAAGCAGGGATATCGACGGCCCTGCTTTTTTAATTTATGCTTGTGATGATTCCATATTGTTGGCATACATTTCTAAGTTAGCAACATAGTAACTCATACTGTGGTCAGCAAAATTATCTATTTTACCTTGCTTGAGTCCCATCCACATACCACGCATGCGATCTTTAAACATTTGGTAACCAGTTGGAGTACGCACATTACCATATGCATTCATATAATGTAATTCACCGTGATGTCTGTAGCCCATAATCCATAACGGAACACGAGTTACTATATCATTGTTGTTTACCCAACGATGGTGTGTTATTTCTAGACTGTTAACATACTTAGGCCATCCAACTTTTGGTGAACCATATGTGTATAACTCTTGTACAGGAGCAATATCAGGATATAAATGACAGCGGCTTGCCATAATAGTTGCCATAGCGGCTCCAAGCGAGTGTCCACAAAACCAAATCTTTTTATTTTGATTTGATTTACGAGAAATATCTTCTAATATCATAGGCCATAGTTCGTCTACTTCTGCTTTAAATCCTTTGTGTACTCTGCTAATTGTTTCTGCCATGACAGGCAACGCTCGTAAATCTGCTTTGATATCGTTAAACTCTGTAGGTTGAGTACCGCGACATGCAATAACCAAATCGTGTTTGTTCATAAAGCGATATGCTTGAGCACCGTCTTTGTCGTAGAACTCTACAGTATTAAACGAGTATCTTTTTGCTTGACTTTCTACGTCTCTTTTGTTATTATAAGCAATCTGTGCTAAATTAGCGAATAATAAGGATCTTTCTTTGAAATTTAGTTTTGATATTTCCATTATGGCCCTCCGTTATATAATCGTATTTATTTTAGATACAATAAATACATTGTATAGGAAAGTGCAATGAAAAAACACACTAGAAGTATTTTAGAAGAATTAAACAACCTTGGCTTAAACAGGGACAATGATCGCTTGATAGAAACAACTGCGAATAACATTATTAATAGTAGCATTAATTTAATTAACAGTATTAATAAAACTTATGACGCAGAAACTGCTGGTGAACTAGAACGCCGATTCCTTAATTCAATTAAAAGTGGAGACCCGCGAAAGTTTAAGCGTGGTATAGAAAAGATTATAGAAAACAAGCAGAGGCAAGACGATGATTCTTAACGAAGGCGGCAATGTATTCAAAACTGAAGAAGGTCCTATCACAAAAAGGATTGCAACTGCTGATGTCAAACCCACAGTAGATTGGTTAAATTCTACATTTGGCTTTAAATTTGTTGACGAAGATATGCTTGGAACCACAGGCAAAAAAAACAAGCCAGACGGATCATTTGAAGAAAATAGTTCAGGCGACATTGATCTGAATGTTGATGTAAGAGAATTACCTAAAGAAGAAATAATTGCAAAACTATCTAACTGGTGTCAACAGCAAGGCATACCTGATTTAGAAATTATGAACAAGGGCAGAACATTCACACAAGGATGGGTAGCCAATGCTGGATTACAGATACATTTCCGTACTCCGATCAAAGGTGACCCTGCTAACGGTTTCGTGCAAACAGATTTTATGCTTACAGACAATCCTGCTCTACAGCGTGGTGCCAAGCGTGGAGGCACAGAACACTACACAGGTGCAGACAGAGCTGTACTACTTTCTAGTATTGCAAGAGGTAGAGGCTATAAGTTTAGCCCAACCAAAGGTGTTGTAGATCCTAACAATGGAGATGCTGTTGTTGCAGACGACTGGGACGAAATTGCAGAAATACTATTAGGACCAGGAGCAAGAGAAGCTGACACATATACAGTTGAAAGTATGATAGCAAAACTTAGAGGTGATCCTCGCTTTGATGAGTTAATTGCTCCATGGTTAGAAAATATGGAGAAGCAAGGCAAGGGTTTACCAGAGAGTACAGAAGATAAAGAACTTTTTAGAATAAAAGAACTTGCAGGACTTAATTTAAACAGTGTGAGAATGCTATGAGATTTTATGAATTTAAATATGTAAACAAGACGCCTCTTATGGAAGGTGCTCGTATTGACCATGCAGAAGATGTAGTTTTCTGGGAAGGTTCTAAAGGCGCCGCTCGCACTATCGAAAGTTTAAAGAAACTTGAACAAGGAGGACACAAAGATGTCACTATCAAATGGGATGGATCTCCCGCAATCATTTTTGGACGCAATGCAAATGGAGAGTTTACACTTACAGATAAGTCCGGTTTCGGTGCAAAAGGATATGATGGAAAACCAAGTTCAGCAAAAGAAATTGAGCAAATGTTTCTCGGAAGAAAAGAGCGCAAAGGAATAGAAGCTGACAATTCGTATAAGAGCTTTGCCGCTAATATGGGAAGTATATTTGATGAATACGAAAAAGCAGTTCCGAAAGACTTTGTAGGTTATTTTAAAGGAGACTTACTATATTATAACCGTCCACCTATACAAGACGGCCAGTTTGTTTTTAAACCACAAATGGTAACATATCGAGTAGGAGTCGACAGCCCACTAGGACAAAAAATTGCACAGTCTACCACAGGAGTTGTTGTACATCTTATAATGGACGAGCAGGGTGTTGATAGACCTTTACCACCAGATTACCTTAATATTTTTCAAGGCAACGATGTATTAGTTTTTCCAAGTGTAACAGTTGAAAAGCCTGCACAAGTTGATGACAATGAAATAAAACAGTTACAACAAATAGTTTCTAAAAATGCGCCAGCAATGGATAAATTTTTAGATACTGCAACACTTGAAAGTATGAAGATGAAAGATGTACCAAACATTTTATACATGTACATGAATCAAAAAGTTGATACAGGACTAGAGAATATAAATTCAAATGACTTTATAAGATGGCTAGCTGGATCAAGCGTTAGCAAACCTAAACAAACAAAACTAATAGAATACATCAGCCAAAATCGTGCAGGACTTGATGCTATTTGGAATGTTGTTAACGGTATTATGAAAGTAAAAAATGATATTATTGCTCAGTTTGACAGTCATGATTCTGAAGTATCAGCAAGCATTGGCGATGAACCAGGCGGCGAAGGGTATGTACTAGCTCACCCAGAAGGATCTATAAAACTTGTAAACAGAGCTGGCTTTACTGCGGCAAACAGAGCAGTCCAACGATAAGGAAGGAAACTATGGAAATGGATACTAAACAAAAAACTATTACCGAAAAGAAAGGTAGTGCAAGCACTGCACAATATGGCGGAACAAATACTGCACAATATGGCGGCACTAAATCTGCATTTTACGGTAGTGCAAATACTGCACACTATGGTGGAGCAAACTCTGCCCATTACTACGATAATGGAGAGTCGTCATGAAGATTACAGATATTTTAACAGAAGCTGATTTTGACTTTGATGATCTAAAACTAAAAGGACTAGGTAGCGAACTAGATAGAGATGATACTGATAAAGGATTTAATGCACCTGCAATGGTAGATCAACTAGGTAAAATACTAGACAGCAGAGGCAATCCTAATCCAATCACAAGTGTCAAAACAGATGATGGAAAAGAAGTAAAAATTACGATGGACCAAGCATCAACACTAATGGCATTGTTAAAGCGTGAGCCAAGAAACTATATCGACAGAGAAGAAAAGAATCGCTTTAGAGATGAGATTCAAACAAGTCCCGGATTAAATCCATTCCTCGATGCCGGTGATGGCAAGAGTATGCAACAAGTGTTTGTGCAAAAATATGGTAAAGGATTACTAGCATAATGCAGTTCCTACAAGAACTAGAAGAAGCAAGAATGACTCGCAACGATCAGAACATGAAAGTTCTGACTTATGCAGATTGCTGTGAGAGATTATATCTTACACTATTAGTTCTTGACTTAATGAAAAACTTTCCAAAAGCTACTGCTTCAGTTAGAGACTATAGTAGAAAGTCATTAGACATACGATATGAGCGTTTTAAAATAAGTGGCACTGACCTATACAACTTCATTTATTTTGTAACAGGTGATGAGAGAGCTATTGGCAAACTCAAAGATCCTGGAGCAGCAATGCGTTCAAGAGCGTCAACTATCCTTCCTGTTGATCGTATCAAATCATATCTACAACAACTAAGCAGTGGCACTTTTAGTAGTTCGTCGCAACTGTTTATAAAATTAGAACGAGTTTTAAATATCGAAAACACAGATTACAAAAGTGTTAGAAGAAGCATAGGTAACTGGAATAGTCTTGATATACAAGCGAAAAAGTCAATAGCAACTAGATTACTCTATGCTGTACGAGCTAAATTAAGAAGTAGTGATATCATAGATGATTATGAAAAGCACATTGTTCTTAAAGATTTAGAAAGCGAATTAGTACCAGACAACGAGCCAGTATTCAGCAAGCCGGATGTTAGCGCCGCAAGCAGAGATTATATGTTTTATAGATACCTTGTAGGTACAGAAAATATAATGCTTGTAAAAGGATTCTTAGAGCTTGCAGCAGCAGGAAAACCTATACCAAGTAATATGGTAAAGGCTTATTTGCCAGCTATTAAAGCACTAGATGATGTAGTGAGAGCTGGCCCTAGCTACATATCAATGTTTAGATCTATTCAAAATCGAGCCAAAAAGACCTTAAAATAGCTTTTTTTCTTATATCGACTAAATAATATTATACAAACACACCGGAGCGGTGTGTGTCATTTAAGATAAAAGGAGAATAAAATGGCAATTAACTCAATCACACGCGATGTAACTCGCACAAACCCAACAGCAATCGCAATCGATACAGTTATCAAAACTGGTCAAATGGACTGCTTCCATGTTGTATTAAGCAACACAGGTGGAGCAACAGCAATTGACGCGGCAGCAGGACAGCAAATCTTAGAAGCTGTAGGTGCTCCAGTTCATCTTGCACAAGTTGAAAACGGCGGACTTGAAATGTTATTATTCATGGAAGGTCATGCAAACAACATTGACACAGTAGCACAGAACATTGGTGCTCTTTATGATACAACTGCAAAAGGTACAGTAGCAAGCGGCGTTTACACAATTGGTGGCGCAGGCGGAACAATTACTGTAACAATCGAAACAGATTTATTCGATATGTAATTCCCACTACCTTAGGGACCGTGACGGTAAGCGTCACACTAAAGCGCCACTTTATAGTGGCGCTTTTTTTATGACCGTTAAATATAGTCATGAGAGTTACCTTAACCACAGTTGTAGATATTACCGAAACTAACGCCCGTAAAGGTGCTGATAAAATTGCTTGCAACCAACAAGCAAATTATCTTACTATGTTACAAACTGTAGGACTAAGGGTAAATGCCCAACCTATTAGTTGCATAGCCAAGGTTGCTGATGTTACAGAACTTGGCTTTGGTAGTGCAATCACAGGCAAGCAACGATATTGGGAATTTTTGTTTGAACATGACTATGAAGGCGCAGTTACAGAGCAAACACTTACACAAGACTTTGATCTTGTACCTATCATAACAGGACTAAATGAGACTGCACACATAAATAATAGTGCGTTTAGAACACAAGACAAGACAGAACGCAACATAGTCTTTAAACTATCAGATAACTAATGGTAGTTAATACTATAAATAACTTTATAAATTAGGCAAACATTACATCTACTAGGCATATTTAGGCCCCTTCCACGAGAATAAGGAACGGAGAGAAAATAAGATGGCAAGAGCCAGAACAACAAGTTTAGAAAGAGAAAACCTTGAAGCGCATGTTGACTTGTGTCAGCAGAGGTATGAGAATTTAGAAAACCGCTTATTCAAGGTTGAAGAAAAACTCGAGCATGTGCATAATGATATTCAGCACGGCAACAAATCTATGATCAAAGTAATCATAGGAGCAACAGGAACTATTGTTGCAGGTCTACTTTCCACCATCGTCGTTCTATTAGTTAACTTCACTTAAAACATATAAATACTGCATAGGATTATGCAATGTTTTTAAGAGAACTCATCACCGAAGCACCATTAAGAATTACAATTGATGACGGCGTACCAGCTTGGCTTATCTCTATGATAAGAATTGATACAGCTTCAAGTCAATGGCGTAAAACTAAAAAAGGTGCTATCCAAACCAAAGAACTAAAATGTGTACAACTAGCACTTACAAGGCTAGGATATGAACCTGGCAAGGCAGATGGATGGTTTGGTAAGAAGACTGCTCGAGCAGTTATAGAGTTTCAAAAAGATAACGACCTAACTGTTGACGGTGATCCAGGCCGTAATACTATTGCTAAAATGATAGACATTGGCAAGAGCAAGTTTCCTGCTGCAGAAGACCTTACAAAAAATAATGTTGATGATAGATTTCCTTTAGAAAATTATCCTTTAGATAATTGTGCAGAAATAATTGTTCCTGAGCCTCAAGATGATGACGAAGAAGATTATAAAGATGCTCCTGCTCCTGGTAGAGAAGATTTACCTGTAGGAGGATTACCTGCAGCTCCTTTTGATCCAGTAAACGCTATTCAAGGTAAGTCAGTAGAAGAAGTTAAAAAGATTTTAGTTAGTAAAATAAAACAAAAAAGATTTAAAGATGCTCTAGAAATATTAGACTATGACATGCGTCTTGATATATCAGACAAGGTTTATAATGATCTACAAAAGTTGGCTAACGAAAGTTTAGAAGAAAAACAAGTTTGGGCTCGTAGCGGAATGAAAGTAGTACGCAAGTATAGATGTAGTTCTGGTAGCCGACGAGGAAGAGTAGTAAAAGAACCTTCACAGTGTTTTAAAGCAAAAGACATCAAGAAACGAATGAAGTTAAAACAAACTAAAGCTAGATTGGGTGCTAGAATGGCTAGAAAAGCCAAGCGCACCAAGAAGTTTAATCCAGCTTCTCGTAGAGTACAGGCGATGAATAGGTAGAGTTATGCAAGTATTAGAGATTGTAGAAGTAACAAGAGTATGGAGTAGATCGGGTGGTAAACAAACTCGCAAGTTCCGTTGTACTCACGGTGTTAGAAAAGGACAAGTAAGATCTAGTCCTGCCGCATGTAACGCTCCTATAAATGTTAGAAAGAGCGTTGGATTAAAAGCAACCAAAGCAAAAAGAAGCGGGCAGATTAAAATTAAATCAAAAATTGCTCGTAGAACTAATCCTGCAAGTATGAGATTAAAAACTTTAAATAAACCAGCATCTACCAGAAGGAAGAAATTCAAATGAAAATTAGAGATTTAACAGAAGCACCTATTCCACCAGCAGGCAATATGCCTGCCGCACCTGCAGCTGGAACAAATTTAGCTGGTGCTCCAACAACTCCCCAAACAACTGGCAACGCAACTACAAAAGCTGATCAACCAGGGCAGACAATGGATCCAGCCGCCGCGCAAAAACAAAAACAAGATCAGAAAAAAGCACTACAGATGCAACTTAGACAAGCTCAAGATGCTGTGAAAGCTGCACAAGATAATGTTAAAACAATACAACAACAGATAACATCAATGCAATGAGAGTAAATGAACTTATAAATTCATTTGAAATATATAAAACCAACGAAGAAAAGGAGTTGTTGGAAAAAATAAGCACGACTCCGTTACCATTGAGCTCATATTCAGAAAGAGAACAAGTCATTATTAACAGTATGATACGAAAAAGTTTAGTAAGTAAAGTACACAGTAAAGGACTCTTTTTGGTTATGAGAAATGATTGATCCTAGAATTCTAAAACAGCTCGAAGAGATAGTAAACAGTGTAGATCTCACTGTTATTCCCTATCAAAAAGGCAACAGCATACGCATACGACAGTATGTTATTCGTAGAAGCAAGCACGGATATCTAATTTATGATTGCAAAGAAAATAAACAAATTACTAGTTTATACAGCAAAACTGCCGCAGTTGCGTGGGCAAATTGTTTAATAAATAATAAAGATTACTTTAGATCTATCAGAGAACTTGATGATAATTTAAGTAAACATCACATAGATACTATATTTTATAAGAATACTATAGAAAATGCTCGTGATGAAACTAGAAAAATGACGGCGGAAATGCGTTTAGATATAGCGTTAGCAAAAACACAAGAAGCTAAAGCCAAACTCATGCATTATATTCTGTCATAAATGGCTAAATAATATTAACAAATACAAATCATTAGGAAGAGACTGATGCACATTAGAGAAATTAACAGACCGGTAACAGCTGCAAGCCTTAACGAGAGCTTGGCTAAAAAATTCGGCACCAAAATTAACTTGGAAGCCTTTACTACTGAGCAACTAGAAGATGCTCGAAACAAACTAAGAACTAAATTATCACAAGTTGAAACTACAGAAAGTTTTGATAGTGTTCATAATAGTCAGTCATATCAGAAATCAAAACTCTTCCTTGATGTATTGAATGCAGCTATTGTTGAGCGTGAAGATATTTTAGAAGCAGGCAAGCCAGACTTCCTAGACTTAGACAAAGACGGCGACAAGAAAGAGCCAATGAAGAAAGCCGCTAAAGAAAAAGGTAGCAAGCCTAAAAAAGGTGAAGTACCTGCACAGTTTAAAAAGAAAACTGATGAAGGAATCGCACTTGTTAATCCTAAGACTGGTGCGAAAATTGATATTACTACACCAAAAGGTAATGCAGAATATAAAAGAGCAAAAGCTGCTGGCGATTTTGATGATGAGCCAGCAAAACAAAAGAAACTTCCAGCAGGTTTACAAAAGGCTATTGCTAAAAAAGATGAAGGTAAAGAAATTATTAATAACTATTTCCAGACACTAGTTGAAGGCGAAGAAGACAAAGCAGAAATTGTTATGGCCGCAAAAGACATGGTCGACAGAATTACAGGCTGGATGGAAGACACAGCAGAAATGCAAGCAGAATCAATGCTAGAACTAGGCGATGCTATCCGTGACGAAATGGGCCAAGCACAATCAGATTCATTTATTGGAGCAGTTAAGCCAGCACTAGAAGGTTTATACACAGCACTAGAAAGCACACGAGGTTCACTAACAGGAGGCGTAGCTCTCTTAACAGGCGAAGGCGGAGCACCTGCCGAAATGGGTAGTGAAGAAATGCCAGCTGAAGAGCCAGAAGCAGAAATGGAACCAACAGTTGATGCAGAAGCTGAAGTTGGCGGAGACGAGTTTGCTGCCGCAGAACCAGCAGCAGGTGGCGAAGAAGAAGCAGGCCGTGAAAAGCGTGAAAGCGTAAACAATAAATTAAACATGTTAGAAACTAGTCGCAGACTAGGAACAATCCTTTCAAAAAAAAAGTGAGAATAAGTGAAGTAGACGCTGGCAGTTCATCAAAACTTGTACAAGTTCTGAGAACTGTAATTAACAGCGCCGACCAAGCAGGTGCTTCAGTGTTTTTACACTTTGATACTCCTACAAAAGAAAATATTAAACAAGGCGCAAAAAACCTTGATCTAAATAAACTAATGCAAAATGTGGGCGGCGAACAGTTTGACTACGGTACATTCAAAGCCGCCTACGATACTGACAGTCGTGTTAAAACAATGGTTAATAATTTTAGTGAAGCAGGTATAGAACCCAAGACTAAAGAAACTGCTAGTACAAGTGATACTCCCCAACAAGATGCAGAGGGAGATAAAGTATCACAAATGGCTAAGTCAGCAACTGACTTAGGCGATACACTATAACCATTTGACAATCAATAGTTTTTGTGTTATACTAAGTAAAATTAGGAGACCGATATCTTATGGCTGAACGAAGCAACGAAGAAATAATTGAACAAATTAAATTACTTATAGAATCACATGTTAAACCTGCGGTTGCAAGCCACGGCGGCAATATAGAATTTATTAATTACGACAACGGACATTTATTGTTAGAACTAGGTGGTGCCTGTTCTGGATGTGCAGGTAGCACTATGACACTAAAGTTTGGTGTCGAGAATATGATTAAGCATTATGTGCCTGAAGTACAAAGTATTGATGCACAGGACGACCCCTTCTCAACAGTTAACCCATTTTATTCAGATGACTTAGGGTATGCACACTGGGATACCATTCCTAAGGAGGGTGACGATGAGCCTAATACTTAATAAGTTTGATTATCAACCCATACAAAGAAAACAAGTAGAAGGTCGTAGATTATATGCTACCCCTGACGGAAATGCAGTGGCCTCTGTCACTACCATCCTCGACGCTACCAAAGATAAGACACACCTCATCGCTTGGAAGAAGAGGGTAGGTGAACAAAAAGCACAAGAGATTGTTACAGAAGCGGCGGGGGTCGGTACCCGTATGCACAAATACCTTGAGGACTACATTGATACAGGTGTTTGGCCAGAGCCAGGGTCTAACCCATATGCTCAACAAGCACACAGTATGGCTGAACAAATCAAGACCCAAGCACTTACAGATGTAGATGAGATATGGGGGTCTGAAGTAAATCTTTATATGCCTAACATGTATGCTGGTACAACTGACTTGGTTGGACAGTATAAAGGTCAACCCTCTATCATGGACTTTAAGCAAACTAACAAGCCTAAGAAACTTGAATGGGTACAAGACTATTTCTTACAACTAGTCGCATACGCAGAAGCACATAATGAAATTTATGGTACTAACATTTGCGAAGGACATGTATTCATGTGTAGTAGAGCAGGAGAATATCAACAGTTTGATATTTGGCCAGATGAATATGCCGAGTGGCGTCACGAATGGTACAACAGAGTGTATCAATATTATGATAAACTAGCATAAATACTACAAATAATGTAGGAGAAATCAGTGGCAGTTGTACAGATATCAAGGATTCAAGTCCGCAGAGGACAAAAAAATGTAGGTTCAGGTTTACCGCAATTAGCAAGCGGAGAACTTGGATGGGCTATTGATACAAGAGAGCTTTACATTGGTAATGGTTCTGTAGCGGAAGGTGCGCCTGCTGTAGGTAATACTAAGGTATTAACACAGTATGATGACATTTTTAGTTTAGCTGACACTTATACATATAGAGAAACAGATGCGTTTATACAAACTGGTAGTGCAAGTAGCAGTCCAGTCCAAAGAACTTTACAGGCAAGATTAGACGATAGAGTAAGTGCTAGAAGTTTTGGTCTTACAGGCGTTGCGTCTGACAATGCTACAGTAGGGTTACAAAGAGCAATCGATCAATTATTTTTAAATGATGCTACTAAAGGTAGTGAAGCAAGCAGAGTAGTCTTACATCTTGAGCCAGGTGTGTACACAATAACAGGACCTATATATGTTCCTCCACACGCAACTATAGTAGGTGCAGGTGCAGAAAAGACTGTTATAAAACAAACTTCAGATAGTGCTGGAATTATAACATGTACAAGTGCAAGTACTCCAGGCTCGCCTGATCTCAGTCCTACAAGTGTAACACAAGCACAAAATATTAGAATTGAAAATTTAACTATTCAAACTACACAACTAAACAGAGGATTGCATTTACAGAGCTGTAAAGACAGTTACTTTTATAATGTTGATATAGTAGGTCCTTGGGAGTCTGCAGACTCAATTGATGCTGACTCAATTGGTATACAGATGGACAGCCTAAGTGGTAGTGTTGAAACAGCAAATAACATATTCCAAAATGTAAAAATTACAGGGTTTAGTTATGCAGTAGAGTCTAGTTGGGATATTAACAACAACACATTTGATAAGTGTACATTTGATACACTAGGTTATGGAATAACATTTGGTAAAGGAATGATTATGGGCAGTGTTTCTGCTGGTATTGCAACTGGTCCAAGTGAAAATATTATTTCAAACAGTACTTTTAATGAAATTAACAAACAGGCAATTTATGTAGAACAAGGGCGTAAGAACCTAAGCAAGGCTAACAAGTTTAACTTGTGTGGTAACGAAGCTGGCAATGATGGCCAGCCACAAACCAGTGTTATACTATTTTCAAAATCAACTAACAATAGTGAAGATGACTATTTTAGCAGAACAGGAAATTTATCTTATAACCAGGAATACATTAATGGTGTAGCATATGTACCAGAAGTTGAAGGCAATTCAATTTATACACAAGGGTTTCATCAAGTTCTAGAAATTAATCCAGGAAGCAATGTAAAAACATTTAGACTTCCGGGTGCTGAACATCAATCATACGATATTGATTACTTAATCGTAAGTACAAATTTTGAAGCAGTTAGAAGTGGAACACTAACTATTACTCAAGAAAACTACGGAACAGCCACTCTAAGTGTTGTAGATGAATACAACTACAGTGGTGCATCTGCTTACGAAAATGACATAGTGTTTACAGCATCACTTTTGGATGAAAATGGGGACTTGACAAATGAAACAATCTCTGTTACAGTAACAACTACAAGTTTACAAGCAGAGATGAAGTTTACTATTACATGCAAACAAAGCAATATTATTTAAATGTTCCATATTTTAAAGTATGAAGATAGGTTGGCCTCTTGGAGTAATTTTCGTAATACATTAGAAAATTGCGATGATCCGATTAAAGAGGTAATGGAATTTTACAATAACGCACCACGGGTAAGTATTAACACAGATCCCTGGGATAATTCAATATGGCCTAATCCTTGGGAACTAATAAACGAAAATCAATATTGCGATTTTTGTATATTACTAGGAATTTGTTACAGTTTACAGTTAACTAATCGTTTTACTGGTAGTAAATTTGAGATATATATTGGCACAGACACAAAAAAATCAAAGACTGTTTTTTTGCTTTGTGTTGACGACATAGTAATTGATGTTGAAAGTAACATCGTAGAAAATAAAAACAACATGCTCAAAAACATTCATATCGAAAAGTGTTATGTAATGGAAGAGCTCAACTAAATATTGCATTAGAAAGAGGTAAAAATGTCAAACGGAATTAACATCTATATAGTCAAGCGCAACGGCCAAAAAGAAGAACTAAACATAGATAAAATACACAAGGTAGTAGAATTTGCTTGTGAAGGGTTAGCAGGTGTTAGTAGTAGTCAAATAGAAATGAATGCAAATATACAATTCTATGATGGCATGAGTACCACAGAAATTCAAGAAATTTTAGTTAAGAGTGCAAATGATCTTATATCATTAGATAATCCAAACTATCAATTTGCCGCTGCAAGACTTTTAATGTACGGAACATACAAACAAGTATTTGGAGATTACAAAACTATACCTCTTAAAGACATGATCAAAGTTAACATTGAGCGTGGAGTATATGATAGTCAGATACTTGATATGTATTCTGATGAAGAGTTAACTAGATTAGATGCTTACATGCATCACAGACGCGATGAAAACTTTACCTATGCAGGACTACGTCAGGTAGTAGACAAATATCTTTGCCAAGATAGAAGCAGTGGAGATTTATTTGAAACTCCACAGTATATGTATATGATGATTGCGGCAACTCTGTTTGCTAACTATCCAAAAGAAGATAGGTTATATTATGTAAGGAGATACTACGATGCGACCTCATTATTTAAAATCAATATCCCAACGCCGGTCATGGCCGGAGTCCGTACTCCAGTTAGGCAGTTTGCCTCTTGTGTGCTTGTTGACAGTGATGACACACTCGATTCGATCTTTGCGTCAGATATGTCCATCGGTAGATACACAGCTCAAAGAGCTGGCATCGGAATTAACTCGGGGCGTATCAGAGGAGTCAATGCAAAAATCCGAGGTGGAGAAGTCGCCCACACAGGAATCATCCCATTCTTAAAGAAGTTTGAAGCAACTGTTCGATGCTGTACACAAAACGGAGTAAGAGGCGGCAGTGCTACTGTTCACTTCCCAGTATGGCATCAAGAGATTGAAGACATCCTTGTGTTAAAGAACAACAAAGGCACAGAAGATAACCGTGTACGCAAACTAGATTATTCAATTCAACTTAACAAGTTGATGTATGAAAGACTATTGGCTGGTGGAGATATTACTCTTTTCTCGCCACATGATGTACCAGGATTGTATGAAGCGTTTTATGCTGATCAAGATAAGTTTAAAGAATTATATGAGAAGTACGAAAGAGCAACAAGTATTAAGAAAAAATCTATTCCAGCAATGGAATTGTTTTCAGCATTAATTAAAGAAAGAGCCGAAACGGGTCGTATATACATTATGAATGTAGATCACGCTAACACACATAGCTCGTTTAAAGATACAGTTTACATGAGTAACTTGTGTCAAGAAATTACATTACCTACGAAACCACTTACTCACATTGACGATCCAGAAGGTGAGATTGCATTGTGCATTCTAAGTGCAATCAATGTTGGAATTATTCGTAGCCTTGACGACCTAGAAGACTTGTGTGATCTAGCAGTTAGAGGTTTAGAAGAAATTATTGACTACCAACGCTATCCGATCAAGGCAGCAGAGATTAGCACAAAAGCAAGACGTTCACTAGGTATTGGTTACATTGGACTAGCACACTATCTTGCTAAAAACAAAGTTTACTATGATGATAAAGAAGCATGGAAACTAGTACACGATCTAACAGAAGCATTTCAGTATTACTTGTTGAAAGCATCAAACAAACTTGCAAAAGAGCGCGGTGCATGTGAGTATTTTAACCGTACTAAATACAGTGACGGCATACTTCCTATTGATACATACAAGAAAGATGTTGATACTGTTGTGGAGAACAAGTTAAATTATGATTGGTCTGCTCTTAGAAAAGACATTACCCAACACGGACTACGGCACTCAACACTGTCCGCACAGATGCCATCGGAGAGCAGTTCCGTTGTGTCGAACGCAACAAACGGCATCGAGCCACCTAGAGGATACTTGTCCGTTAAAAAGTCAAAGAAAGGGCCTCTTAAGCAGATTGTTCCACAATATACAAGTCTTAAGCAACACTACACCTTGCTGTGGGACATGCCTAGCAACGAAGGTTACATCAACATTGTCGCGGTAATGCAAAAGTTCTTTGATCAAGCCATTAGTGGCAACTGGTCATATAATCCAACACAATATGAAAACAACGAAGTGCCTATGAGTGTTATGATGAAGGACTTGTTAACAACTTATAAAATGGGTTGGAAGACATCGTACTATCAAAATACTTACGATTACAAGACTGATGATGATGTTGTTACAGAACAAGAGGCAGAACCACTAAATAGAACTTTTGAAGTACAAGAAGAAGATGGGGCTTGTGAAGCCTGCGAAATTTAGTTGACAAGCATATGAACATGTGTTACAGTTACATACATTAAGGAAAGAGAGACATGGCAAAGACAGTATTCAATAGAGAAAAAGTAGACTTTACCAAACAACATATGTTCTTTGGAGCAGATCAAAATACACAGCGTTATGATGTGTTTAAGTTTCCTGTGTTTGATAAACTAAATCAAACAATGCTTGGTTACTTTTGGAGACCAGAGGAAGTAAGTCTGCAGAAAGATCGCGCAGACTATCAAAACTTCCGTCCAGAGCAGAAACACATCTTTACTGCTAATTTAAAATATCAAACACTGTTGGACAGTGTACAAGGTCGTGGTCCATGTTTAGCATTCTTACCACATGTAAGTATTCCTGAACTAGAAGGCTGTATTGTTACTTGGGACTTCTTTGAAACAATTCACAGTCGCTCATATACACACATTATGAAAAATGTGTATTCTGACCCAAGTGAAGTATTTGATACTATTCTTGATGATGAAAAGATTATTGAAAGAGCAATTAGTGTAACTAAAAATTATGATGCTTTCACAGCAGCCGCAGATGCATTCCAGCATCGCAAAGAAGGCAGTATGCGTGATGTTAAAAAGAAACTGTTCCTTGCTATGATGAATGTAAATATTCTAGAAGGATTGCGTTTCTATGTGTCATTTGCTTGCACCTTTGGCTTTGGAGAACTAAAGCTAATGGAAGGTAGTGCTAAGATTATTAGTCTTATCGCTAGGGACGAAGCACAGCATTTAGCACTAAGCACACATGTTCTTAAGAACTGGATGAATGGCAAAGATGATCCAGAGATGGCAAAAATTGCAAAGAGCTGTGAAAAAGAAGTTTACGAGATGTGGCAGACTTGTGTTGCAGAAGAAAAGGCTTGGGCTGAATATCTATTTAAAGACGGTAGCATGATCGGATTGAATGCAACATTGCTTAATCAATATGTAGAATATATTGCTAACAGACGCTTAAAAGCATTAGGATATAATGCAATATTTGATCAACCACAAAACAATAACCCACTACCTTGGACACAGCATTGGCTTTCTAGCTCAGGATTGCAAGTAGCACCTCAAGAGACAGAAGTTGAAAGCTATATCATTGGTGGTATTAAACAAGACGTAGACACTAATTCATTGAAAGGATTTAGTTTATGATAGAAATATATGGCAAACCTTCTTGCCCAAGTTGTGCAAAAGCAAAAACATTTTGCGAAACAAAAGGATATGCATTCAAGTACTATACACTTGATGAAGACTTTACTAGAGATGAATTGTTTGAACAGTTTCCAACTGCAAGAACATTTCCACAAATTAAAATAGGCGATAATAAAGTTGGCGGGTATGAACAGATGCTAGACTATATTGAATCAACAGGTTATAACGGAACAGGATTTGCATTATAATGTTAATTGAAACACCATACAAAGACGGAGACACTGTCTCAGTAAAACTAAGTTCAGGAGAAGAACTAGTAGCAAGACTAGACAGTGAAGATGACAAACATATTACTTTAAATAAACCGATGGTACTTGTTGCAAATCAGCAAGGACTAGGATTAGCACCGTTTATGTTTAGTGTGTCACCTGATAACAAATTTAAAATTAACATTGGCAATGTCACTTGTGTTCTAAGAACTGAAAAGGGACTGTCAAATCAATACACAGAACAGACAACAGGAATTAAGTTACCGTAATGTCTGTAGCTATTCATCGAGATACTGATCCAAGAGCATGTGGAGCAACAACAACTGTCGTAGGACAGGATAATGTTTTCGCAAATACTCTTCTCGTTTCAGTAGACGGTGATCCTAATACACACGGTGGCGGCGCTCTTAGTGCTGAAAACAATAATGTTTATATCAACAATAAACTAGTAGTCAACAACACACCAGAAAGTGCTGCTCCAGATGATTTATGTCCTCCACTAGGAGGAGCGCACTGTGCACCAGTAACAGCAGGTGGCTCAGACAATGTTTTTGTTGGAGATCCTTCTCCGGCTGTACCACAACCAGAAGTTGCTGAACTACTAGGTGCAGAAACTGTCATTTTAAGTGTGCCTGAAGCACAATCAATACTAGCAGGCGCAGAAGTAGAAAGACAAGCAGGTAACGATCCAACTACATTTGAAGCAGTTGAATACGGAGACGGAGGTATTTCTACTGCAAGGAGAGGTAATACTAGTCCTGTAAATCAAGTTACAGGCCCACAAGATGCAAATGCTGTTAATGGCAATGCAAGCCCGCAACCTTCTAATGAAAGTGGACAGTATATACAATGGTTACCGCATGTTGATAGTAGAGTAAAACCCCAAGTGGTGCAAAATCTTGAAAGACTTTCACAGATTGTAGGGTACCAACTACGCATTACAAGTGGCTACAGAAGTCCCGATTATAACGAAAGCGTTGGTGGCGCAAGAAATAGCCAACATATGCAAGGCAACGCTGTTGATGTCAAACAAGACGGACTTACAATACCACAACGACAAGAATTTATCCAAGCCGCAATTGATTCAGGATTTACTGCTATTGGTGTTTACAATTCGTTTACACACATAGATATCCGTGGACAAAGAGTAGCTTGGGGAAATAATGGTAGTAGAACGACCTTGCCTAACTATCCATGGGCAGTACAAGTTCTAAGACAAAATGGTTATCCTATATAAAAAGGTTGACAACCATAAAAAAATCAAATATAATATTAAACAATAAGGAGAAAATGTTATGACATTACACGATCAAATCGTACAAGCCTTTAATAATTACATTACAGAATCAGAGTCATTTGATTCAAAAGGTGTAAAGGCTGCAGCAACAAGAGCCCGCAAAGCTCTAGGCGATCTAGGTAAACTTACCAAAGAGCGTAGAAAAGAAGTGCAAGATAAAAAGAACGCAATGTAATGAGCGGACAACGGCGCTGGCTTAAACTATGGGCTAGAACTGTTGGTATGCCCATTGGCATTACAGATGACGACAAGCCAGAGTTCCTTCCAATTACACAAACAGATGTAAAGAAGGCTCTGGCTTTTCGCACCTTTTGGATAGTCCTACATATTGTTACATGTTGTTTGATTATAGCGGGTAACGCAAAAATACTTTTCTTTACATAAATAATAAAGTACGCAGTTTATTAAGGAGTACTTTTATGATGTGGGTAGACTATAATATAGATAGTATGGGACAACAAGGAGAAGGCTTTCGTGTTGTTGGTGACTGGCCCGGCGAAGTAATGGGCATAGGCAAAGACGGCTCTCCCAAAAATAGTTGGTTATATAAACCAGGCGATGTCTTTGTTGTAGACCAAAATGGTTGGCTTCGCAAAAGTGATCATCTTTCATCCTTAATGATGAAGTATGAAGAATCAAAGATTGACAAACAATCAAATTAATGCTATAAATATAAGTGTAATTGATGACAGCATCGTATGTCACAAGAACAGGACCGGGGGGCGGTACCCCGCACCTCCACCATAAGCACTCTATCCCAACCTGTCGAGGGTGGATCGCAAGAACTAAACAGAGTGCTTATGATGGGGGTGAACTAGGATCGACTGGCTTGTTAAGGATGAAAGAGATTACCGGTAAGACACGACCGAAACTCAGTTCAAAAAAACTAAACGCAAACAATAACTTTGCACCTGAAGCGTTCACTTCTATAGACATGTCTATGGGCCGTGAACTACTTGCAGCTTAATAAACTGCAACTTCGCGGTATGGCTCCACCGGGCAACAGAACGGGCCATTTCATATTCGGTTAACTTATATAAAAAGATATATAAGTAAGATATCAAGAGTAGTGTTTAGACACCACTCTTGGTTTTTTATATCGATATAATAAAAGGAAAGAGAAAACTAATGAAAAAGACTATACTAATGTCTGTGTTATTCGCTTTGGCTTCATTTGGAGCGATGGCAGACGAAAAGACTCTTGAACAAAGAGTTACCGAGCTTGAGGCAAATGCTCCTAGCTTACCATCAGGGTTGTTTATTAATGGTGAAATAGAAATGTACTATGATCCAGATACATACACTTCTGATATTGATTCTCGCGCAGAGATCATCACAGGACTACAAGGTGAGCTTGATGCAGGTCCAATCAATTGGGCAGGTGGTAGTGCAAGATTTGATTCACACTATTCACTAAACACTGCACTAAACAATACTATTGTCGAAAAGCAAATGGGTTTAGGTGTAGGTAATGCAAGAATTTACTTAGGTGAAACTGACGCACAGCGTTTAGGTTTTGCTAAAACTCCAAAGATTGGTGTGCCATTAATTATTACAGAATCTAACTCAAGAATTGATCACAACGAAAAAATTGTACTGACATTTGGTGGTTGGGATAATAATAACGAATTTGATTTTGACACACACTCTTTAAAAAGAGATCTACCAATTGGCGGATCAATTGCATATGATGCGAACACAGAAAAAGTGTACGCAGGTCTAACAGCAAGCCTAATGGGATATGCTGAAGTATCATATATGCAAATCGGTGGCAAAGATGACATAACTGATACTGATAAAAATCAGCAAGGTTATGCTATCGGTACTAGTTTATACCGTTGGGATATTCCAGTTGTACTTGGTGTAGAAATGTGGGACGACAAGAACACAGGCACTTACACTAAAGAAAACAGAATGGACTACGGTGTAATGTATGGCTTAACTGACGAAGTACAGTTAGGTTTCCATCGTGTTGAAAACGATGATCTTGGTACAAACGGTGACTATCTAAGTGCTGTTTATACACAAGGACCTGTTGAAATGGGTGTTTACTATCACATGACAGAGAGCCAGAACCTAGGTACTGGTGTGATCACTGAAAATGATGATTCAGTAAAAGCATCTATCAAATATAAGTTCTAAATTATAAAGTACCAGAAAAGGCCCTTCGGGGCCTTTTCTAATGACTAAATAGACATGAGACAAGAGTAATAAGACAAGACGCAGTAGAATTAACAAACCTCCCGCCCTAATATTAGATACAAACTTCCTCAAA